CTACTGATATTTCTAGATCAGCAGAAGATAGTTCGGGCACAGCAATAGATATTCCAGTAGCAACATATAGGTCAATGCTTACAAGTCGAGGAAATACAGAACTTGCAAGCCTAATAGAAAACTATGTGTTTAACAGTTCTGTTAATATCCAGTCTAACTTGAGATATAAAGAGGATTTTGATTTAGGCGATAGAGTGACCTGCATCGAGAAGAGATGGAACATAACCATTAATTCAAGAATAACAGAATTAACACAGACATTTGAGAGCGGAAAGACTTTGATTGAAGCTACGTTTGGAGAATCAGCCCCGACGCTCTTAGACAAGATAAAGAAAGTGAGGTGATTTAAGTGGCTAATTATTTACCATTCAATAGCATTAATGCGGACAGAGCAGTTAAAGCTGAAGATTGGGCATGGTATTTTAGCACATTTATTGGCGATGGCGTTTTCCCAAAACCTACTGACGGATTGCAAGTTGTAGCCAGCGACGGAATGAACATCCTGGTAAAAGCAGGTTTCGGCTTTATTAAAGGATACGCTTTCAGAAACCCATCAGAGTATCAAATGACCATAAGCACAGCCGACGGTTCACTAAGAAGAATTGACAGAGTTGTTCTTAGATGGGATTTAACAAACAGATTGATGGAGCTAGATGTATTACAAGGAACTCCAGGTAATTCACCAATCGCAAAAGAACTGACAAGAACAGCGGACACTTACGAGCTCGTACTTGCAGATATTTCGATTGCAGCAGGAACAACAACAATTACACAATCGATGATAACTGATAGAAGAACAGACACATCGCTATGTGGAATTGTAGAAGGTACAGTATCTCAGATTGACTGGGATGTTCTCACAGCACAATTAAATGCTTTCATGTCAGAGTATTCAGCTGCTATTGTATCTGATTACGAGAGCTACACAAATCAGATAACAGAATTTGAGACAGATTTTGAAAGCGAAGCTAATACCTGGTACGCTGCAAAACAAAATGCTTTTGAAAGCTGGGTAGCTTCGATGAAAGATATTCTAGATACTGAGACAGCTACTCATTTGCAGAATGAAATTGATTTGTTGCAGCAGCATATAGGCATCCCGGACGCTTATGATCCATCGGAAACATACACGAAGGGAGCTTTCTGCATATACAATAACCGTCTTTATCGATGCGTTAAGAATACAGTCGAGGGTTCTTTCGATGAGACATGCTGGGACGCCACAACAGCGCTAGAAGAAATAGACAAAGCTATAGCTAGAGAGAAAGATTCTATTTTTGAAGAGATGGCAAAAGGTTCTCTAAGAATAGAGTCTAACATAGTGCTAGATAATTTAGGAAATAATGTATTGCTGAATACAAGCGATACATTATCAGTTAGTCAGAGTTTAAAATTAGCATTCAATTAGGAGGAAGAGAAAAATGAGCAATGTTAGAGTTTCTGATTTAGGTCAGATAAGCGGAGCAATTGATCGCTCAAATCAGAATGTGCTTCTCGATGATGGAGAAAATACGAGAAGAGCTTTTTTGAGCCAGATTTTAGGCTCAGGCTCAGGAGTAGCTAACTCATTGGTTTTCAAAGAGGAGGTTACAGAAATCACGGAGGACATGTGGGATGATATCAGCAGCGGTTCATTCAACATCACACATGCAGGCATGCATTATACAGCAACTAGCGGTCGTTCATATTGGCTTGCAGATGCAGATTATTTTTTTGGTGCAGGGAATACAGAACAGACAGCGCACCACTTTGTAGTTGTCGAAGATAAGATATCTCACACAGCTCAAGATCAGACAACAAATGTAAATACAGGAGCAGCAACAAGCTCACTGATTTACACATCAACATTACCTTCAATTCAGTCAGAACTTGAGGCAGACTTTGGAGCTGAACATATTAAGACACAGAATTTGTTACTAGCAAATGCAGTAAGCTCAGGAGTCCCTAGCGGATGGGCCTGGATTGATAAGAAAGCATTTTTGATGAATGCTTGCATGGTTTTTGGCCACAATATCAATTTCCAGGGTGCAGCAGGCGACATGTACAATTGCGGAAATAGAGCAAGACAGCTTTCATTATTTCGAACTATGCCAGATACAATCATAGCTCGAAACAAGGAAACAGATGCGAGAACTACCTGGTGGCTTGACGATGCTGAGGGCTCGGCTTACTTCGGCGCTGTGAACGGCGACGGCGTTCTGTCCGGCAACGGCAGCGCTTCGGCTGTCTATGGCGTTCGCCGCGCTTTCCTAATCGGCTAATCAAACAATCGTGAGGGCGGAAGCCCTCACATATACTATTACTCGAAGATAATTACTAGAAGGGAAATATATAAATGTCAGGTGTAAAGAAAAGCGAGCGTAAAGAGTCAAAACTAGATGCTTTACATCAAGTTTATAAAGTCAGAAAACTTATAAGCTATGAACTATTAAATGATTTTGGAGCAAAAGAAGGTAGTATTCCAGGATGGCTAATTGAGGAGGAACGAAAAAGAATCCTAAATCAGTGCCAAAACATCAGCATTCATCTAAGAAGAGCAAATGTTATCTGGCCAATTTATTGGAATGAATATAAAGAAAGAAGGTTGCAGCTGGATAAAGCTATGGAATATTGCGAAGCATTGCAAGACGAACTGCAAGCCATAGTTTTAATGATACCCACAAACATCAACAGATATACACAAATATGTCGAGAGATAAATAAATGCTTCAATTACATTAAAAAGCTAAGGCAATCAGACAATAGATTTACCAAGAAGCTTAAAGATACACCTGCGGGCTATTTCTGTGGCTCGGCTTACTTCGGCAATGTGAACAACGACGGCAATCTGAACGGCAACAACAGCGCTTCGAATGTCAATGGCGTTCGCCGCGATTTCACAGACCATGCAAAGGATAGAGATTCCAGCGTGGTAAATGGGAAAGGAGAAATGGTCCATCTGGAAGAGAATTCCAGTAAATAGAGGTTGTGACGATATCAGCCAAGGCTGTTATATCTATCAGCACAATTAAAATTATGAATAAATTAACAGATGCAAATTTAATATTTAAAGCTGGGACTAAAGCAATAGAAAGTTCTAAATGGAAATATAAATCTCAAGAATACGAAATCAATCAGCTTCTACAAACGGCACTCATCCAAGAGGAAATAGAGTCTAAAAGCTACAAAGCAGATAAAGGAAAGAACTTTGTAATAGATGAACGAGGCAAAACAAGAAATGTTACCAGCATACCTCCAAAAGACAAGACGGTTAATCATTTGTTATGCGATGAGATATTAACTCCTGTCTTAGATCCATTTCTAATTCACGATAACGGGGCCAGTAGAGAAGGCAAAGGCGTTAGTTTTCACAGGAGAAGATTTGAACAGCATTTGCGCGAATATTATCGCAAGCATGGAAATACAGGATACATCTTATTAGGTGACTTCAAAAGCTATTATGCCAGCATTGAATCAAAAAGAGCTCACAAGATGGCCATGGACTACCTTAGAAAATCAAACAAGCTCACAATTGATGAAATAGATAGTGCAAGGTTTCTGTTACATCAAGCACTAGGAGATGAACTCGGAATCAATATAGGCGGCCAACCTTCGCAAAACATAGGAATTCTATATGCTACATATATTGACCAGTATGTTAAGACTGTCAAGGGGATGAGAGGATATGCAAGATATTCAGACGATTTTTATTGCTTACATCCAGACAAGGAAGCACTTAAAGAACTTCAAAACGAAATAGAAGCTAAAGCTAGAGAGATAGGCTTAACGGTTCATCCTAACAAAACACATCTAGCAAAGCTAGATAGACCTTTTACTTATCTACAGATTAGATACAAACTAACTGATAGCGGAAAGGTCGTAAAAAGAATCAATCCTAAAACCGTGACAAGAGAAAGGCATAAGCTTAAGGCATACAAGCGACTCTTGGAAAGCGGGAGAATGGGCGCAGGTGATATTGAAAATAACTTCAAATCATGGATGTATCAAAATTACAAAGTTATGTCGCGGCTGCAAATACAAAATATGTACAGCTTATATATTGAGTTATATGGAAAGGAGATAGCATGGAAAAAATCGAAATTGCATTATCTGACGGCACAGTGTTAAAAGTTGAGGTGAATGGAAATAATTATATTTCCAAAGAAACCATCTCAGAAGACACATTCGATGGCAATTTGTCAGAAGTCACCATCGACGGAACATCATACGAGAACATGGTGCTTGTACAGCTAGTCGAGCACGAGGATGGAACGTATTGGTTTGTCTTAAGAGAAAAGTCAGATTATGAAATCGAAAATGAAAAGCTGAGAAGCGATATTGAGTTTTTGGCACTCGAAACAAATATCACATTATAGCAGGAGGTAATTAATGGCAGCGAAAAAAACAGAACATAGTGCGAACTTTAAGAAGCTCCGCAACTATTACAAGTTAGGCTACTGGAACGAGTACAGGCTTGGAGTAGCCGTGGAAAAAGGCTGGATTACAGCTGAGGAATACTTGGAAATAACAGGCCAAGAATATACAACTGAATAATGACAGGAGATAGAGAGCCACTGGCTCTCTATTGTTTTGAGCATGACGGAATTATTATTACAACAAAGCAAAACAATAAACGAGCTTTCAAATCTATGTAAGGAGCTAACAGTGGAATTGGCTCAATACAAGTGCATAGAAGCTGAAGAGATTCGACTAAAGAAAATAATACAGGAGGGTAATAATTATGAGAACGCTAATGGCTAACCTAAAGCTTTGGCTAGTATCTTTGAATACACCAAAGCTTAATTTGTGCGCCGCTGCTGGCGCAATTGGTAGTATCATCACATACTTATTCGGAGGGTGGTCAGAAGGAATGCAAACATTAGTAGTGTTGATGGTAATTGATTACATTACAGGTTTATTCGTAGCTGCGATATTCAAGAAGTCTCACAAAACGGACAGCGGCGGATTATCAAGCAATGTAGGATTTAAAGGCTTAGTCAAGAAGTTTGTGGAATTAATGATTGTAGCAGCTATGTTCAGGCTTGATTTACTGCTGGGAATTAAATATTTGCGTGATTTATGTATTATCGGTTTCGCATTGAATGAATTAATTAGTATTACAGAAAATGCTGGCTTAATGGGAATACCTTTACCAGCAGCAGTAACTAAAGCTATAGTTATACTAAACGAGAAAGCGGGTGGAAATGATGAAGATATCACAGACGGGACTCAATCTGATTAAAACATATGAGGGATGCAAGCTTACGGCCTATAAAGCTGTGAGCACTGAAAAATACTACACCATAGGCTATGGTCATTATGGTGCAGACGTAACAAAGGGCATGAAGATAACCCAGGCACAAGCTGATGCTTATCTGGTAAGTGATTTGGCTAAGTTTGAAACCAAGGTCAATAAATACCAGAATAAATACAATTTCAATCAGAATCAGTTCGATGCTCTTGTAAGCTTTGCTTATAACATAGGCTCTATTGATGGACTGACCGCAAATGGCACAAGAACCATTGCTCAGATATCATCAAAGTTTGCAGCATACAATAAGAGCGGTGGAAAAGTTCTTTCAGGCTTAACGAAACGTAGAGCAGCAGAAAAGAAGCTTTTTAACACAGCCGTCAAAGCAAGCTATATCTATGAGGGCGTAGATATGAGCCCGGTATTTGATGCAGATTATTACGCTAACAGATATTCAGATCTAAAAGCGGTATATGGCACAAATGCAGCACA